TTCTGCTCGTACTTTGCCACCGCGTCCGCGTTGTCGCCGTACTTCTTCCTGACTTCCTCCAGGGCGTCCCTGTTGGCCTTTACGATCTTTTCCTGTTCCTTGATCTGCTTCTGGAGGTTCTTTGTTTTTACTTCGGTCTTCTGCTGTTCCGTGGCGTTCTTGCCCAGCTCGGCCGTTTCCGCCTTCAGCTCGCTCCGCAGGGTTTTCAGGTTCCGCTGCGCTTCCTTGATGGAATTGCTGTATTCCTTCTCGCCCTCCAGGACGATCTTCTGCCGGATGTCGCCGTTTCCAGCCATTTCTCTGTCACCTCACAGCCCGATTCTCCGCCGGATCTTCCCGCCGGCCATCTGTATGTCATGCTTCAGCCGGATGTTGTACATGTCCCTGATAAAGCCGGGGAACATCCGCCTTGCATCCTTCACACTGATCCCGGCGATAAGAGCATATCCGTAATACTCCCGGACCCGCGTCCCTCGCCGGTTCTTCAGTTTTTTGCATCAATCTCCTGCATATAAACATCGAAGACCTCGTCATCCGCTTCCGCGCCGTCCGTGGTCTCGCTCTTCATTCCTTCTTCAATCGCCGCCTTGATCGCGTTGGCGATGCCGTTCATGGCGGCCACCCGCAGGCGCTTCAGCTCGTCACCAGTGACCGTCTCTTCTTTCCCTTCGTAGGCCAGCTGCGCGTTGGCCAGGATCCGGAACAGCTTCCGGATGTCCCTGCTGCCGCCGTCCCTGATTTTGTCGAACATTTCTTTCAGGCTGCCGAACTCGTCTTCGATGAGCTCCATGGCATACATGTCCATCCGCAGCCCGTACTCGGTTTCTCCGATTTTCAGCTTTACCATGATCCTCTCCCTTTCCTTTCACGCAAAAAGCCGGGGCGGAGGTTGCCCTCCGTCCCGTTGTGTCCTTACTGAGTGATGCCCGCCTTGGTCTTCAGCCAGGCAACGGCATCCGACTCGCTGCTCTTCCGGCAGATCGCGAAATACACCACAGGGCCGGCGCTCGTCAGCTGCACGCCCATCGCGTTGCCGCTCACAGACTCCGTCTGGAAGTCGACGTTCTCGCCCTTCGTGTTGGTGCTGTCGCTGTCCTTGGAGAACTGCACCTTATAGAACCAGTAGCACTTGTAAGTGATGGTTCCCTTGAAGCGCTCCTTGCGGTAGAATCCGCAGCCGACAAAGCCGGAAGCGGCTTCCGTTACAAGCAGGTCCGCGCCGCTGGACGTGCTCTCCGCCACATAGCCCAGGAAAGCCTTTTCCAGGGCGTCGGTCATGTTCGCCAGCTCCATGCCCAGCGTGGCGCCGGTCATGCTGTTCTCGCTGTCGATCATGTGATCATCGGCGTGGAACTTCACGTCCTGGCGCTCTTCGCCGACATCAGCCCGGATCATGTAGTCCGCCAGCTGCACACCTGTGCCGTAGCTGATAGCGCTGCCTTCGCCGCCGCTGGTATAGGGCGCGTAGGTCAGGCACTTGATCCCGATTTTCGCCATTTCAGTTTCCTCCGTTCAGTTGTTGGATCAGTTCGTCGCTCTTTGCCTGCATGGCGCTGGCGACGACTTCCTGCATTGTTGATTTGTGTCCTGTGATAAACTTGTCACCGGTCTTCGCCGTCCTGCGGCCTCCGCGCCCGTAGTTAATAACAAAAGCCTTGGTCGCGTTACTGACGCCGCGGCTGTCGCTCCCTTGCGGGTAAACCTCCACGGATCCGCTTCCAAGGTCTTCGTGATATCTGCCTGGCGCTACACTCGCCATCATGCTTCCGGTCACAACGTGCCTGTACTGTTCAATGTCCTTTCGGGTCTGCTCCACACAGGCGTCCGCGCCTGCCATTACGATCTCCCGGATGCAGTCCCTGGAGAAAGCGCCCAGCATGCCATCAAACTCGTCCGGGCCCGTGAACGTACAGCGCGCCATTATTCACCACTCCCCGCGGGCTCTTCCGCTGCCGCCGCGTTCGGCGTCGGTGCCGGTTCCGTCCAGGTCAGCGGCCCCCACATGATCAGCGTCCACCACCAGTGGACCTTGCCGGTCTGGTAGTCAAACTCGCGGTTGTTCGTATGCGTCAGGTCGATCACGCCCTCATCCTCCAGCGCCTCCAGCTTCTCCTGGATCATCGCCGGGTATTCGTCGCTATCGTCCTCCACATACGCGTCGAGAACCAGGGTCCAGGAGCTGTCGACCAGATGGCCGTCCGCCCACATCTGCCGCGCTTCACCGCTGAGCAGCAGCACGCCGTAATTTGTCGGCGCCTTGTTGACCCATGCGTCCTTCGCGAACTCAATGCCCTCCAGGGTGTTCAGCTTCGCCACGATTTTGTCCATCGCGTTGACCGTTACAGTCTCAGCTGTCGCCTGCGTCCGGTTCCTCGTCCGTGCCATTCTCGTCACTCCTTTCCACCGTGATCTCGATGCCGTCGTCTTCCGTCAGGTACGTCCTGACCACGCGGAACTTCTGCCCGTGAAACATCACCAGGCGTTCACTCCGGTAGTCCGCCGCCAGGGCGATCTTGAACACGTACTCCGGCTGGAATCCGGCGTTCAGTGCTGTGTAATACTCGCTCCGCCGCACGCTCTCCACGGTGCACATCACGGTCCGCGTCGTTTCCGTTACGGCCTCGTGCACCCCGTGACCCGTGCGGCTTTCGCTGATCAGGTCAATCACGTCCGCCCTGAACATCAGCTATCACCATCCTCAGCGTCGCCGTAATCGGTATATCCCGTGGCGTGCATCAGCTGGGTCTTCTGGATGTTCCAGCTCTCCTTCAGCCTGTCATAGTCGGACGGGCTCCCGAAGTGCATCCGCACATACGTGAAGATCGCCCGCATGCACAAAGCGTCCGTCAACGTGCTGGAGTCTGTGATTCCCTGCTCTGTTGCCGTGAATGCCACCGTGCCGGGAAGCGTTACCCCGGCGATGGTCAGATCATGCGCTGCCGCGTCCATCAGGGAGCAGAGCTCGCCGTCATAGGCGTCCGCCGTGATCCGTAGCGCCAGCTTGCATTCCTTCAGCATGGTGTTCCCTCCGTTCAGTTCATGGCCTTCAGCGCCTTGTATGCCTTCGACCATTTTTTGTCCACGATGATGCTTCCCTTATGTCCGACTTCGATTGTCGGGTCGACCCAGATGTCATACCCGCAGCCGCGGGCCCGGATGCAGAAGCTCAGGTCCTCGCCGTATCCGGTGATATGCCCGAAGAGCTCGTGATACCTGTCTACCACGTCCTGGATGACTTTTGTCCGCATCAGCACGCACCCGAAGCCGATACCCTCCACCGTGAACATCTCGTTCTCCGGATAGTCGATCAGCTTCTCGTGCTCGTTCTGTGCCGGCGTCAGCCCCTTCCGGAGCTTGCTGTACATCACAGGCTCGTAAGGCGGATTACGCATGAAAAAAAGCGGGGCCACAATGTCCCGCCCGTCCATGTCCGCCATCAGGCGCTCAAGCAGATCCGGCTTGAAGGCCATGTCACTGTCAACCCATAGTACAAAGTCATACTTATTTGCCAGGGAAAGCAGTGCCAGGTCCGTCCGGCTCTTGTAAATCATGGAACTCTGCATTGACGCGAACTGCACTTCCCCGACATGTCTCAGGGAGGCGATGCTCTGATGGAACTCCGATTCCACGGTGTTCAGGCATGGGGTGGCAATCATCGTTTTCATTTTTTCTTTCCTTTCCATCCTTTCCAAAGAAAGCGCCGGAGTGAGGGAAAGGATCATAAGCTCACTCCGGCATATCTGCAGGGCGTCCCCTTCAGACCGTTATCAGGCAGTCGTGGTAACCAGCTTCACGATCGCGTCACCCTTGGCGGGCTTGGAATCGAACACCGCGATGCCGCGGTATACGACGCTGTTGGAGATGAAGCCGGCGGACTCGTCAGCGTCCACATGGATGCCTTCGGAGAGATTGCCGACAACATCCGTGAACTTGCCCAGGAACAGGGTGCTCGCGGTGGTCTCGACATAGTCGTCCACGATGACCGGGAAGCCCATCAGGCGGCCGCCGATCCCGTTGATGGTGTCCGGCACGAAGATGGGGTTGCCGGTGCTGTCCAGGATCTGGGCGATCTGGGTGTACAGGGTCTTCTTGTTGGTCAGGAACTTCGCTTCCGCGTCATAGGCGGCCGGCAGCAGGCTGATCAGGCTGCAC